CCAGACCCAGCCCCAATTCCACTCTGAGAACGGCGGCAGGCCGTCGGGCAGCACGCCGGCGAGCGACGCCTCGTTGACCCACGCGGCGAGCACGCGGTCGAGCATCGTCCGCTCTAGCTGGTCGCGCTCGACCCGCTGGTTCATTGCATGAACTTGGTGGTCCATGCGGCCAGAGGCGTAGTTGTAAGACGAGGAGTCGAGGGCCGCGACGTTGTAGGGCAGTTGAAGGCAGCGAGCGATTTCGTTGAGGATCGCACGAACGAACGCCGGGTATTGCGTCGTCGGTTGCTCCGCCTTGAGTTGGCTGATGTCCCAGCCCTCGGGCAGCGTCGTGAGCGTTCGCTTGCTGATCTCGAGGGCCGCAAAGGCGTCGACCTCGTCGACCTCGGCCGCCGGGCTGTTCGAGTGGATAAACGCCGCGAGGTCGGCCGCCGTCTCGGCCGCGGCGATCACGGCCTCGGTGTAGCGGCGCAACTGGCCGAAGAGCTTGAGCGCCGGGGCCACCTCCGGCACGCCGCGATTTTGGCCCGGTCGCGATGGCTTGAACCAATGCACCATCTGGCCCGCCGGCACCCGCTGAAACTGGAGGTTGTTAATGCGGAAGTTGCTGCCGGGATGGAAATTTAAGACTTGGTAGGCAATGACGTTGCCCACCTCGTCGAACTCAAGGCCGTCGACCGTGTTGCCCTCAGGCGTGATCGTCTGCCGCATGAGCTCGGTCGGCGTGGCAACCATCTCGGCCTCAATTAACCGGAGGTCGAGTTGCACGCCCGCGAGACGCGGGTTGTTCACCATGAGGGCGAAGGCTTCGCCGTCCACGACGAGCGCCTCGCGCATCGTGCGAAGTTTGGCCGGGAGGTCGACCAGCCAGCCCCAGTCGAAGAAGAGCCGCTCCGCCTGGCGGGCGGCGTCGTCGTCGCCAATGTCGAGTTGGAGCCGGGGGCCGGTGCCGATGAGATCGTTGGCGAGCGTGCCCGAGATCCCTGCGAGGTACGAGTTGTTTGCCCGCTCGTAGCGTGCCCGGTTGCGGAGCGTGCGGCGGACGCTTGGCGAGAGGGCCGCGTCGGCCGCGAAGGCGTCGGCGTTGGCCCAGTGGCGATAGTCGTCGCCACGCTCGGCCGAGTCGTACTTTGCACGCACCACCGGAACCGCCGCGGGGCGGGGCGTCTGCCGGCCTCGGAATAGGTCGAGAAGCGCCACCTAGATCGTTCCCGGCGGGATGATGCGATTGAACCGGAGGCCGCGGTGCGTGTTGGTGCTAGCCGCCGCAGCCTTGGCCGCGAGGTACTTGTCGGCCTCGATGATGTCGACGAGGTCGTGTGCCTCGACCTCGCCGGCGTCGGTGCGGACGCGCTTTGGGCCGACGGCCGCCTCGGCGAGCTTGTTGGATACGTCGTCGCTGCTCATTGCTGCGACGGTAGGGCAAAAGCCCCTAGAGACCGTAGGGGGTGTCGCCTCCGTTACGCCGCCACCCAGTCGCTACCCTGCCTGCGGTAGCGATGCACCTCGGCGAAGCAGAGCCGCCGCGCGATGATCTCGGTCGACTCGGAGAACACGGCGAGCACCTGGCCGCGGTCAACAAACCCGGCAGCCACGAGGGCCGCCGATAGCGCCGAGGCTATGCCCCGACCGCGATGTCGCTCATCGGTGAACATCTCAAGCGTCTGCGAGCCCTGCCAGATGTGCGAGGCGGCCCAGCCCACGAGGGCACCGTCGGCGTGCCAAAGGGCGACGGGGGCGCAACTCGACGCCTCCCCGTTCATGATGCCGATCAACTCACGCTGAAAGTCCGAGCCCTGCCGGCAAAGGCGGCGCGCGATGGCGACACAGTCCGAAGGGTCGAGACCGTCCACGGTTGCGATTGTGATTTGGTTCACGTCTTGAGCCTCTTCACGGTGATAACACGTTTACCGTCTGGCCCGGCGGGGATGGAGACTTTCCGCCGCTGACGGCCGCCGGCCTCGGTGGCGATCGGATGGACGCCGGCGATGCTTGCGGCAACGGCCGAGCCCACCAGGCAGTCGAGCCAGTGGTTGTCGCGACCCGCCATTTTCCATTCATCCACGACCCGCCCGCGGGCCTCGGTGCGGACGGGGTATTCGCTGGTGAGGTGCTCGAAGAGGAGGTCGTGATCACCGGCGTGGAAGGCGATCGACTCGGGGTCGCCCATCGCCAGCCGCAGCCGCGCCGCCACGAACGTCTTGAAATAATTTGTGTCGTAGAGCACCGACCGTTGGCCCTCGCTGATCTGGCCGACCTTCCAGTTGAGGCCGATCCGGTCGCCGCGCCCTTTCTTCTCGCCGATGGGCTGCGAGCTCGCACCGATGCCCTTGCCGTGGCTCGGCAGGATGGCACCGGCAAACGGCGTGCGGCGGCAAAAGGTGCGGACGGTCCCGGTGCTCTGCCCCCAGTTGGCGTCGATCAAGAGTTGGGAGATCCGCATCGCCGCCCCGTCCTCTCGCGTCCAGTCGCGGCCGAGGAGGAGTTTCGCCACCTGCTCTAAGCCGGCACTCAGCGCCGCCTCGAACCCGGCACCATTCGCCGCCTGGGCGAGCGTCCGCTTGGCGTGCTTTGCCTCAAAGAACGTGCTCGCCTGGTCGGGGTAGCACCCGTAGGCAACAACGTGCCCGCCGAAACTCTGGTTCCACGAAGCCACCAGCCAGAAGAGGAGCTTCTCTTGCACGTCCACGAACGCCGTGAGCGTCTGGTGGTCCAGTGGGATTTTTCCACGCTCCAAGGTCGTGGCCCGTAGGGCGAGGCTGCGCTTGTCGAGTTTGTCGCTCGCGATGTCGTCTGCGATCGGCTGGTTTTGATACTCCGCCAGAAACGCCGACTCGCCGCGGTCGATGCGGAGGTTCCATGCGTGTTGGATCGCGGAGAGCTCGTCTTCGTTGCGCCGCTCGGGCCACGCCACGCGCGACCCGGCGTCCATGGCGGCTTGATTTGCCCGGTAGTGCTCGTGGGCTGCGGAGGTGCCCGTGCCATTGCGTTGCCCCTCGCGGCGGAGCTCGGCGTATTGGCTCCAAAGATCCTCGGCCGTCGGCCAGTCGTAGACGAGCCGCGTCCGCTCGCCCTGCCACGCCGGATGCTTGGCACGGTCGAGCAGTCGGTCGGCTAGGTCGTCGGGGCGGATGACAGTGATCGTGGCGAGGCCGCTGATCTTCGCGCCCGGCCCGGCAAGGCCGAGGATTGCACCGGAGAGGATTCTCTCGCGTGTGGCTACCTGTGCTGGGCTTGCACTGCTTTCGTCAGTCTGTGGGTCGTCAATCAAAACCAGCGACGGCCGCACGGTAGCACCGTCTGGCCGCGTGTGCCGTATGCCTCGAATGCGACCAGTGATGCCGGCCACGCGAACGGCAGCCCCCGACGAAGGTGCCTTGCCTATCCATGGCAGGGTGATTTGGTCCGCTGTCCACTCGATATGCGTTGGCTCTCCCTCGCACGTCTGCCCCTGTGCCCTTCGCGTAATGCCCTCCATTGCGCGGATCGGAAAGCACGCCGCCGGAAAATCCTCAAGTAGCAGGTCGTTTTGTTCTAGGTTTGTCTTGATGCTGTCGAGCATCTGGCAGGCGATGGCCTGGTCCGAGCCAATCAGCATCACAAAAGGCCGATGCCCGTAAAGCATGGCCCAAATGCACGACCACTCGCAAAGGGTCGTCTTGCCCGACCCTCGCGGCATGGCAAAGGCGAAGAGCTCGCCGCGAAGCACTGCGGCCTCGATCTTGGAGATGGCCGCTAGGTGATCGGGAGACCACGCTATCGGAAAAGCCTCCGCCCCGTACGTTTCACAAAACAACCGGAAATTCTCGCGGCAGTCTTGTAGCCGCTTTTTGTCTTTGGGCGGCGGGATACTCCCGATGTCGCGGCCAGCGGCGGCCAGGCGACGCGACCACGATCCGCCTTGCTGTTTTTGCTTTTCGTAGCGGGACTTAGCGGCGTCCAGTCGTTTTTTCTGGTCAGATCGAATTGCCACCTACGCCGTACCCTTCAAAACACGTTTTTTTGAGGC